GTTAGTATATTTAAGAAGTAACTTCTCTGCTGTCTTAATCCCTACACCATCAATACCATCATAACCATCTGTCTTGTCACCCATGATTGTCTGTATCATAAAGTTATAATTAGCTATCTTCTCTGGTATCTGTTCTACTGTCATACCATCTTGTGAAAGATTGCATGGTATTGTTCGCATGTCTTTATCAATGCTAACTAATATTCTCTCTTCATCACTAGGTTCAGTTGCCATAATACCCATGACATCATCTGCTTCTAGGTTAGCCCACATGACACCATTATGTTTTTCCATAATGTGTTCACGCATTGCACCTAAAACTATTGGCTTACGTTTTTCTTTACGATTACTTTTGTATGTAGGAAGAACATCTTTTCTAAAATTATTCTTATCTGTAAGTGCTACTACATAATCATCTGCTGATAAGCCAGAACCTAAGTCATCTATCACTGCATCTAATTGTTGTATGCAACTGTTTTCATCTGCGTGTAATGTCCATAGACCATCACCCCAATTAATAGGTTGTTCATTGTTAGTTGCTATCTGGTAAGCAAGTATGTCACCATCTATTACTAATACTCTTTTCTTTTTGTACATTATTTAACTATCCTCTCCTGCATAGATTTGCTTAAATTTTTTGGTAAAAATATTTCTGACAAAGGTATTAAGACAAACCTACTACGCCAACCATCACCACCATTTTTAAGTGTGCCTATGTATTTTTTTGCTAATCTTTTTATTGTTCTAGTATCAAATATTAATCTGCAATAATCTTTGTCACCCTCTGCTAATATGTGTACCCAATAGTCAGCTTTGGTTGCCATGATACCTGAAGGTTTACCATTGCATTCCACTTCTATTGCAATGTTACCTGTTTTAAACCACCAGTCTCTTTCAGTCTTAACTTCTATTTTATTTTTATCTTTGTCTAATATAGATGCTAGTTTTTGTTCTCTTTCTTGACCATACTTTAGGTCAATATCAAATTTATTATTCTTCAATGTGTTCCACTCCAATCTGTGTGTATTTTATATTCGCCTGTTAGCGGCACTCTTAATTGGAAGTGTTCACCTGCACGTTTAATACATTCGACTGCTATCTTACCAATGTCTTCAGCGTCTTGTTCTTCACACTCAACTTGTATCTCATCATGTACCCATACAACTTGTTGTGCGTTCTTAAATTTCTTTATCTCTTTGTTAAATTCTACTAGCCATCTCTTACATAGGATTGCACCTGCACTTTGTAACAATGTATTAAGTGCTGAATAACTATTACGAACTTTGATTTGTCTTTTATCTAAACCATTTAGATAACCACGTTCAGCCGCAGACTGTACGCCTTCTATAAGTTTATGTAATGCAGGTAAGTTATTTAAAAATCTTTTTTTAATCTTTCCTGCTTCTTTAAATGGTTTGTTTATTACTTCAGCAATTTTTTTGACTGAACCTCCATATAAAAAACAATAATAGAAACGCTTTGCTAAATCTCTACTGTCTAACCCTGCTAGTTTCTGTGTCTCTGTGTGTATGTCACCTTCAAGAGCAACTTTAGCATATTCACCATTGTCAAACTTTGACATGAAGTGGCACAGCATGAGGACTTCTAAAGAGCTTACGTCTATTCCTACTAATCGTTTACCTTCTGGTACTGTAAATAATTCTCTACATTCTTTACCATAAGGTGCAGACGAACTAACAACCTGTCCTAAATTTGGGTGAGAGTGACTTGCTCTTTGAGTTACACATGAGTTTGTATTACAAGTGCCATGAATTTTACCATTACGAACATGTTTTAACCAAGCCTGTGAGCCGTTAGATATTTGTGCAATTCTTTTAGTTAATAAAAAAGTCTCACATAATATTTTAGCTTCTGGGTATGGTAGTTTACTTAAAATTGTATCATCAAGTTTAGCTTTACCATCACTTGTGAACTCTTCGGCAGACCAACCATATTTATCTTTTAATCTTTGTGCTACATGGTGTCTGCTTGATGGATTAAATACAGTAACACTATCTTTTAATCTCTTGCCTGTTTTAGTAGACCATCTTTCAGCTACGATAGGTTCAAACACACCTTGTAATTCTTCAGCTAACTCTGCTTGTCTTGCTTTTAATTTAACAGACAATGCCTCTGCTTTTTCTCTGTCAAAAGTAAAGCCATGTTGTTCTTGTTTAAATATTAAAGAAGCTACTTCATGTTCTAAATCCATAGCTTCTTGGGAGTAACCTTTTTCTTGTAAAACTTTATATAATTTATATGTTACTTCTGTATCTTGTTTGCAATACTCCAACATCTCTGGTGTAAAAGTTTGCCAATCTGTTTCTATTTGTTCTTTGTACTCACCTATTCTATTACCCCATGCTTTTAATGAGTGTCTACCTATACAATCTTTAGGAAAGTCTTTTTTAGAAAAGTCACTTTCTTTGATGTCTGCATATACTAATCTTGTACCCACTAATGTGTCGAAAATTTTGCCCTTAAATGTAGCGGAATATAATTTTTCTAATACAGGAATATCAAACTTAATAATGTTATGACCTATGATTAACTCTGCGTCTTCTAACAGTTTAATAGCGTCTTCATTACTAGGTGTAAGTATCTCTCCTGTGTCTATGTTTTTTAGTACAATACAATGTACCTTATCGCATAAATGTAGAAATCCATTTGTTTCTATATCAAAGACGTACTTCAAAGTTGTACCTTCTTAATCTTTAATACGTTTGTAGTTGGCATTGTTGTAATGTTTCCAACATCACCTAATGTTCCATCATCATTAAAATTTACATCTGCCGCAATAACATGAACATCTTTGTCAGCTCTAATTAGCCAACCATTTGAAATACAAATAGTAACTTTGCTTTTAATAGCGTCTTTTAAACTGACCCATTCCGCAGACCCATTTATATCTTTCCAATAGACTGACACAAAAGGTGCGTCTAATATTTTTTTATGTATTGTTGGTAGTTTCATAATTAATGTGCTGTTTCTAATAAGACTTCTACTTTCCACGCCGCATCTTCACCGCTTAACGCCATAGACGTTAGTGTGTCTTGCAACATGAATGCTGTCTTAATATTTCCTATTGTTATTGTTTGTGGTTTATGTGTTGATTTGGCTTTTGCCACTGCGTCTGCTACTAACCCAGACCAAAACAAAGCATCTTTCTTTTGCTTTGTAGTAGGTTTCTTAATAGTCATCTAATACGTCAGGTGTTGTTTCTGACAGACAACCAGTGTCTAAATCATATAACAACGTACAGGCTTTGCCTGTTTCTCCTGAAAATCTATTCTTGAGGATTGTTAGATTAGCTAATTTTTTATCTGACTTGATGTCCCTACTTATGGAAATAATTAAATCTGATAACTGACCTATTGAAGCTGACCCACGAAGACTATTCATAGTAACTTCCTTGCCATCTTCAAAACCCTTGTCTCCCTCTGACCTACGAAGGTGAGATATAAGAATAACTCCTATACCTGTTTCTTCTACAAGTGTTCTTAATTTACTTACAAAGTAATCAATAAGTTTTCGTTCATCATTTGTGTGTTCGTCTCCAAGTGCAGACAAAGCCATGTGTAAATGGTCTAATACTACAAAATCTACTTCACAAGATTTAGCTAAATATCTTATTTTGTTAAGAAGGCTATCGGCGACTGTGTTGCCAAAATGGTTATATAAATAAAAATTGCCATTACCAATAGTAGATTTAAAAGTTTTTTGTAGTTGTGTTTCACTTATTCCCTCTCTTGTTAAATGCAAAGGTTTTTTTAGGTGAACACCCATAATACCTAATGCACTTCTTTTAATGCTTTCTTCTAATGCAATGTAACCAACACCAAAATCTTGTTTTAATAAATCTAATGCTACATGACGACAGAAAGAACTTTTACCTACACCTGTACCTGCTGTAATAGTTGTTAGTTCACCTTTTCTTAATCCATGTGTCTTATCATTAAGAGATTTAAAAGGGTATTGTGCAGTAACATAGTTATCTTCTTTCATTATCTCTTCAAAGATTTCTGAACCTAAAACAATGCCATCAGGTCTATATGGTTTTGCGTCCCACATAGCTTTAACTAATTTATCTTGCTTACCTGCAAGTAACATTTCATTAGGGTCTTTAAGTGGTAGAGAAGCAATCTTGGCTTTATTAGGAGTTAAAAGTTTTGCACATTCTAACGCCGCCTTTTGCCCATGTTCGTCTTGGTCGAACATAAAGATTACATTCTCATAACCCTCCAAGAATTCTAGTGACTTTTGAATATCTTTTTTTGCTCCTGCCGCACCTGTTTTAATAGATACAACGTCCCATTTGTTGTTGTCCATACTTTGCGACATTGTAAGAGCATCAATTTCTCCTTCGCAAACTGTCAAATATTTTCCACGTCCTTTACAAGTTTCTTGTCCAAACAATCCTGCTTCTTTTGGATTGCCTAACCATTGAAAATCTTTGGAAGGGTATCTTAATTTCTGTGCAACTAATTCTTTGCTATCATTATAATAATTAGCAATATGACAAGGACGTGCAAACCATGCACCTACTTGATAGTTATATTTTTGTACTGTGTCTAAATTAATTTTTCTTTTATTGAGAGGCAAGTGTTCGCCTTTAATAAAATTACTTTCTTGTTTTGTAATTGGTGTTAACTCCATTGTTGATTGTCCTTTAGTTGTTGTGTTGCAAGAAAAGCAAAACGCATGTCCGTCTGAATAGACAGAATTTGCATCTGATGAATTGCAGTTGTCGCAAGATGTGTGATATAAAAATTCACTTTCGGTTTGGGTCATAAAATTTTTTGGGTGATATATTGGGGAGGAGGTAATTTCAGTCTCCCTCCATTACCTCATAAATACGAAACGCCCCTAGCTATTTCTAACTAGGAGCGTCTCAATCAACAATCGACAGTACGTCAAAAGACATACACGATTTAGAGTTAATTGCATTTCTGCAACCCACTACCTCAACTTTGTACTTCACTTTCAACTTTTTTACAAGTTCACGCAACGAAGCGTATTGTTGGAATGTAAAGTTTGTGTCAAGATTTTTTCCATCATTAGACAATCCACCAACTAAGGCGATTGCTATGGAATTTTGATTTGTAATTAAAGGTTGGTTTATAGGTAATATAGCACCAGACATCTCTTCTGGTCTGCCTTCTTCTATTGTACCATCTCTTTTAATTATAAAATGAAAAGCGTTGTGAAAGAAACCTTCTTTCCTATGTAACAAAGTTATATCCTTTGCATTAAGGTTTTCACTAGGTTTAGTTTTAGTTGAATGAACAACAATAAAATCTGTTCTTGTTCTATAATTGTTATTCATTTAACCACTCCAAAGGAATATGTTTGTCAGCATATTTAAAACCATATTTTTCACACCACATAGCGTAAGTTGTTGCAGATTTTTTTGATATTCTGCTTCGTGAATTACTAAAGACAAATCTAATGTCTTTCTCTGGGTGTTGTTCTTTGACAAGACGCATTTTTTGCCTGTCTGCTGATGTAAACAATCCTTTTGTTTCTATAAATATATCTTGTTCTTTGAGGTAAAAGTCTGGGGTATAACTATGAGCTTTCTGAGGTTTAACATACGTTAATTTAACCTTCTCATAATCATACTTTACACTATTAGCGTCTAACTCTTGTGAGATAGCTATTTCTAGCCCAGACCTAAAACCATATTTAAGTCCTACTTGATTAGAAGTCAGTTTCGCTTTGCTGTACTTCATTCTCAAATGTTTTGTCTACTTCAGGTGCAACATAACCATCTTCAATTTCTTCAAAGCCATGTCCTTTTGCTCCTGCACCTGCTCCGCCTTCAACTAATTTAGTTATCTGCACTGCCTTTAATCTCAAACTCACACCTGCTCCTGCCATTGCAGTGTAGTAAGGTATCATGTCAGCAGAAACTTTCATTTCTGAGCCTGACCATACTTGCTCTTTCATAGGTGTGCCTTTGCTATCAAAAATTGGTATCTTGATGTCTATTACGTCACCAGACTTCATCATAATTTTTGCTTTAGCTTTGAATTTAAAGATTATGTTTCCAGTAGGTTTACCATCTACATATTCTTCCTCAAAAGGCATGTTTGCTGTTTTGGGTTCTTTACCTTTAGATTTTTCTTTTGCTATTTCTAAAGATTTTTTCATCTCATCTTTAATACCTTTGATAAGATGTTGTGCGTCTGACCCTTTAAGAATTAAGTTAGTCTTAAAGTGACCCCCATTCTCTTTATCAAATTTAGTGTCAGGCGTGTTTAACCAACAATATTGTGATACACCTACAGGTGTTACCAATTTGTTGTATATTTGTTTACTCATATTTATCCTTATTGTTATTGTTCTCTGTGTTTTCTCTTTTGATTGTTGATTTACTAATAGTGTAACTTTACTATGCAGGTGTGCATAGGTTTAGGCAAAGAAAAACTTGGATTGATACAGTAAATCTAACTCCAAGTCTCCACTATCAGGGATTGTAGGTAGTTTGCCTCTAGTTTCCTCATCTAACAGCTTTCCTACATCTTCCTTAAATTTACCTAACAGGTCTTTACCAAAGGTTTCTACAAAGGCTTCTCTGATAGATACATTTAGCTTATCAATGTCACACGCATGTGTTGCAAAGCTATCATGCACATTACAAAAATTATCAATACCTTTTGCTTTTGCAATATTGACAGTTTTAATCATACAAGCTGAATCGAGACTGTGAACATAATTAGCGGCGACTGCGTTACGGCTTCGAAGTTTGTCCGTTTCTTTTGTTTCCTCTTTTATCTGCGGTGCAAACACCTCTCCCATTAAATGAGAACGTACTCTTTTACTTTTCATTTCTGGGTAGTATTGAAAAACTGGAAAGCCAACAGGTGTAACCCAATGAATTGGTATTC